ATCCAGACTCTTAGAGAAAACTTAAGATTGGAGCAAGAACTTCCACCAGACTTTTTTGTAGGATGATATGGCAAAAAACTTATATATCTCCGACAAAGTCAAGTCGGAACAGGAATTATATGAAAATATAGTCATAGAATCTTTAAAGATCTATGGACAAGAGGTTTACTATATTCCACGTGATCTAGTCAACGAAGACACGATACTAGGTGACGATCCAGTATCATCATTTAACTCAGCATATAAAGTAGAAATGTATATAGAAAACGTCGAAGGATTCGACGGTGAAGGAGATCTATTCACAAGATTTGGTGTTGAAATAAGAGATGAAGCTACCTTTATAGTAGCCAGAAGAAGATGGTCTGACACCGTAGCTCGTTATGATAATGAAATTACAGTACTAAGACCTAAAGAAGGAGACTTAATATACTTAGAGTTATCAAAATCTCTTTTTCAAATTAATCATGTTGAGCACGAACAACCTTTTTATCAGTTAAGTAACTTACCAGTATTTAAGCTCAGATGTTCATTGTTCGAATATACAGGAGAAGATTTAGATACTGGCATAGAAACTATTGACGATATAGAAACAAAATACGCTTACACTTATGTACTTACACTTTCTAATACTCGAGATAGCGCCGAAGCTACCGCGACTATTGACAGTTCAGGAACCATAACGGCTATCAATCTTACCGATAGTGGTAATAATTACTTCACCGCACCGACTGTAACAATTACAGACTCTGCTGGAGTTGGATCGCTGGCTACGGCTACTGCAACTGTTGATAGTAATAGTGGAGAAGTAATATCACTTACACTTACAGCTGGTGGTTCTGGTTACGTAGTTCCAAGAATCACTTTCTCATCTCCAGCTATATCGGCATTTACAAAAGGAGAAGTTATTACAAGTCCGTCTGGTACTACAACCATGAGAGGAGAAGTTGCCAAGTATTCAGATTCAGATAATAAACTGCACTTAATTCACGTTGGTGCAGATGACGGCAAGTTCCACAACTTTACACCTACTAAGAAAGTTGTAGGACTTACTAGTGGAGCTGGTGGAGTAATTACATTGGTAACACAAGACAATAAACTTTCAGAGAACGAGCAAAACACAGACTTTAGTCTAGGCACCGACTTTATAGACTTTACTGAAACTAACCCATTTGGAGATACGAGTAACAACTAATGTTTGGCCAATATTTTTATCATTCTAAGACTAAAAAAGCAGTGGCTATCTTCGGTAGACTGTTTAATAACTTGTATGTGCTTAGAGCTAATTCAGCTGGACAGGTAATAAGCCAGATAAAAGTTCCGCTTGCCTATGCTCCAAAAAATAAATTTTTAGACAGAATCAGATCTAATCCAAGTCTTACAGACGATACAGAAGTAGCCATAAAATTACCAAGAATGTCTTTTGAAATAACTTCTATTGCGTATGACGCTGCGCGGCAGCTTGCAAAAGTAGGTAATTTCAATACTACATCTTTAGCTGGCACCACGAATAAAAGACAAAAGTTTTTTAATCCTGTTCCATATACAATTACTTTTCAATTGAATATATTTGCTAAATCACAAGACGACGCCTTGCAAGTAGTAGAACAGATCTTACCTACTTTTAATCCTCAATACGCTTTGACGATATCGCCATTTGCGGCAGAGTACCCCACTTTTAAAGAAGACATTCAAATAGTAATTAACGGTGTAAGTTTTTCTGATGACTTTGAAGGAGCCGTAGAACAAAGAAGAACAATTATATATAGTTTGGACTTTGAGATGAAGTTAAGTTATCATGGTCCAATCTCTGATACTAGTGTCATTCGTAAAAGCACAGCTAACGTTTTTGATATTAAAGCTGGCTTGAATGATTCTGATTTACAATTGGAGACTATTGCAGTCACACCTAATCCTACCACAGTGTTTGGATTAGAAGATAGTGACTTTGGATTTTCAACTGCTATAACAGGTATATTAGGCGAACCAAATACTAGTTTTACTTTTAGCGGTTATGTGGATAGTGATTATGTTTCAAATTAATCGATTAGCGCAAGAGGAGGCATATCATGGCAATCGTATTTAGAAGTGTAAAAGGTTCAGCCTTGACTCATGCTGAACTTGATGCCAATTTCACAGATTTAAACAACAGAGTTTTAGCTCAAATTGATTCAGCGTCAATTATTAATATGGCTAAAGCTAATTCATTAGATTCAGCAGAAGCGGTTACTTTAATTACTGGTACTGTAGATTCTAATTATATACAAGCAAGGCAGACTAATTTTGATTTTACTGCCACGATAGATTCGGCTTATGTTCAAGCTCGACAAGTCGATCTTCAAAGAGACTCTAATTTTATTACTAATATAATTACGACTTCATATATTAGAGACAGACAAACTAATAACTTAGATTCTGCAGAAACGATAGCTCTCATAGATTCTGCATATGTTCAAGCAAGACAGGTAGATTTACAAAGAGATTCTGCTTTCGTAACAAACATTGTAGATGCTGCTTACGTACAAGCCAGACAAGTAGACTTACAGAGAGATTCAGCATTTATAACAAGTGTTATAACACCAACATATATTCAATCTAATCAAACAACTTTCGACTTTTTAGATTCTGCAGAAACAATTGCTTTGATAGATTCTGCGTACGTTCAAGCTCGACAAGTCGATCTTCAGAGAGACTCGGCATTTATTACGAACATAATCGATTCTAGTTATGTATTAGCTCGAGCTCCATCACAAGACTTCTTAGATTCTACTGAAGCCATAGCTTTGATAGACTCTAGTTATGTACAAGCGAGACAATCTAATGATGGTGTAGGTATAGATTCAGCTACTGCGTTATCTCTCATTGATAGCGCGCACGTAACTTCTAAAACTGGAATAGGTAATAATAACATAGACTTTGGAGCTAACAGAATAACTTATGCTAATTTATATGACAGTGAAAGCTTGTTACCAGCCGCAGGAACGTATCATGGAATGTTCGCGCACGTACACGCGACAGGCGATGCATACTTTTCGCATGGAGGTGCTTGGCATAAGTTGATAGATATGGCGCAATTAAAAACTACTGTAGCGGCTGCAGATAGTTTTGGGTCATTTAAAACTCTTATAGCAGGACTAACTGATTATAGTGGATAAGCATGAGTGATTCTGACAAGATTAATAATGATTACGAATATTCGAGAGAAACATATTACGAACTCGTAGAAAAAGGTAAGCAAAGTCTCGAACTGATGATTGAGGTGGCTAGGGAAAGCGAACACCCTAGAGCTTTTGAAGTATTATCTGGAATGATAAAAAATATTTCAGATGTTAACGATAGGCTAATGGATCTAAATAAGAAAAAGAAAGACATAGACAAAAAAGAAGAAATAAAAAAGATAGCAAACACTACTAATAATCTTTTTGTCGGGTCTACAGCCGATCTTCAAAAGATACTAAAAAATGAAAAAGAATTGATTGATGTCACTCCAAAACAAGAATGATAATTATCTCGGCAATGTAAATATTAAAAGAGATGGCGTAGGTCACGAATGGACCGAAGAGCAGGTAAAAGAATATACGACCTGTATGCTAGATCCAGTATATTTCATTGAAAAATACGCAAAGATTATATCTCTTGATAAGGGATTAGTTTCTTTTAAACTATATCCGTATCAAAAGAAAATGTTCAAGCAATTTAAGGACCATAGGTTTAACGTTGTTCTCGCATGTCGTCAATCTGGTAAGTCAATATCCGCGTGTGGTTACTTACTCTGGTTCGCGTTGTTCCAGCCAGAAAAGACTGTCGCGGTTCTCGCGAACAAAGGTGCTACTGCAAGAGAAATGCTTGCTAGGATCACAATTATGCTTGAAAATATTCCGTTCTTTTTACAACCTGGGGTTAAAGCTCTTAACAAGTCTAATATTGACTTTAGCAATAACAGCCGTATTATTGCAGCAGCTACCACTGGAAATAGTATTAGAGGTCTTAGTGTTAACCTTCTTTACTTAGATGAGTTTGCTTTCGTAGAAAGAGCCGCTGAATTTTATACTTCAACTTATCCTGTTATATCTTCTGGTACAGATACAAAAATCATAGTCACGTCTACAGCAAATGGAATAGGTAACACCTTTCATAAAATATGGGAAGGCGCTATTCAAGGCGTAAACGAGTATTCTCATTTTAGAGTTGATTGGTGGGACGTCCCAGGAAGAGACGATAAGTGGAAAGAAGAGACTATAAACAATACTTCTCAAGTGCAGTTCGATCAAGAGTTTGGAAACACTTTTTTCGGAACTGGTAATACTTTAATAAATGCTCAAACGCTTTTAGATTTAAGAGCTAAAAAACCATTGAGAATGTTAGAAGGAGGAGATTGTTTAATATACAAAGAGCCAGTAAAAAGGCACGATTATATATTAGTTGCAGATGTTAGTAAGGGAAGAGGACAGGACTATTCTACTTTTTCATTAGTCGATATTAGCACAAGACCTTTTGAACAGGTAGCTGTTTATCGCAACAACACTAT